GACGAATATAGTGCTATTATCCACGCCAATGCCTGGCAGAAGGTGGGGAAAATACGCCAGCCCTGGCCGACTTTCTTCACTTGCGTCGAGCAGATCAAAGCGCTGTTGGGGATCAAGGCGTCATTCGTCTTCACACCCTGGCAACTGTTCAAACGCCTACGAGGAAAACATCATGGGTGGAGTATTCTCAAAGCCGAAGCCGCCGGAAAAGTCTCAGGCTCAAGTTAAAGCCGAAGAAGCGCAGGCTGCTGAATTGGACCGTCTGACCAAGAAAGAAGATGCAATGAAAGCAGCAGCAGGACGCAAGCGTCGTGGTCGTGCGTCATTGATCTCTGGCGAAGAAACTGGTGTCAAGACCACGTTGGGCTAAGTTATGAAATTCAAAATCCCGGACGAGCTGGGTAACGTGGATGAGCTGATTCGTCGGTTCGACGTTGCGAAGCAAAAGAAAGATCCCTGGATCACGCACCTCCGGGAATGTTACGAATACGCCCTGCCGCAGCGTGAGATCTTCAACCTGTATTCACCAGGTCAGAAGAAGAATATCGACATCTTCGATTCAACTGCGGTCATTGGTGCTCAGAAGTTTGCCAGCCGACTGCAGGCAACGCTGGTCCCGCCCTGGCGCAACTTCTCGATCCTGACACCAGGCTCGGAAATTCCTGAGAAAGAGCGCGACGGCATCCAGAAAGAGCTCGACAAGATCAACGATGTCTTGTTTGATCACATCAACCACTCGAATTTCGCTACCCAGGCACACGAATCGTTCCTGGATCTGTCGGTTTCGACTGGTGTGCTGACGCTGGAAGAATCCGATAGCGACGAATCGCTGCTCGACTTCAATGCAGCGCCGCTGGCCGAGGTTTATCCAGAAGAAGGTCCGCGTGGCACGATCGAAACCGTCTGGCGCGAGCATTCAGTGCCGGCGCGTCACGTCGATCGTCTCTGGCCTGGCTCTGAAATGTCAGCAATGACGAAGAAGAAGGCGGTCGAAAGCCCTGATTCCAAGATCACACTGCTTGAAGGCACCGTATATGCGCCGAAATCTGGCGTTTATTACCAGTGCGTCATCGAGCGCGACGCAAAGCACGTCGTTTTCACCCAGACTTACGAGGTTTCGCCCTGGATTGTCTTCCGTGAAATGGTTGTGCCAGGTGAAGTGCTCGGTCGTGGTCGTATCATGCAAGTGCTGCCTGACATCAAGACCTGCAACAAGGTCGTCGAGTTCGTATTGCGCAACGCAGCCCTGGCAATCGGTGGCGTGTACACCGCCCAGGACGATGGCGTGATCAATCCATACACCCTGCAGATTGCGCCTGGCGTCGTGATCCCGGTCGGGTCCAACGACAACAGCAATCCGACGCTGCGCGCCCTGGATCGTGCTGGTGATTTCAACGTGAGCGAGCTGATCCTGTCGGATCTGCGCGATCGCATCAACAAGGTGCTGTTCTCTGAGCCGTTTGGTGACATGACGCAGCCGGTCAAGAGCGCCACTGAAATGTCATTGCGCAGCCAGGAGCTGGTGATGGATGCTGGTTCAGCGTTCTCCCGCCTGCAGACTGAGTTCATTGAGAAAGTGATCAAGCGCTCGGTCGATATTCTCAAGCGCAACGGCAAAGTGCCAGACATCCGCGTCGATGGCAAAGAAGTCACGATCAAGCACACCTCACCGCTGGCGCGTGCTCAGGACCAGCAAGATCTCCTGGCGATGCAGCAGTTCATGCAAATGGGCGCTGCGTTTGGTCCAGAAATGTTTGGCCTGGGCGCCAAGATCGAAGACATGGTCGCCTACATCGGCAAGAAACTCGGCATCAAGGCCGATCTTTTGCGTACCGCTGATGAGCGCAAGCAACTCCAAGAGCAAGCTGCCCAGGCTGCAGCAGCTCAACAGCAACAAGCAGCGATGGCACAGCAACAACAAGGACAATAAATGGCAGAAGGTTGGAATGGCCTGGACCTTGATGGCGAACACCTCAAGACACTCCAGGCTGAAAACGAAGCCAAGGCCCGCGAAATAGCAAGCCGATTTCACGAATGCTTCCGAACCGATGCAGGACAGTACGTTCTGCAACGATTGCGGGAAGTGACCCTGGACAAGCCGGTCCTAAACGGCAATTCAACCCAATTCAGTGCCGGCATCCGGGAAGGACAAAACAACATTGTCCGTCAAATCCTGGAACAAATTGCCATGGCTGAAAAAATCTAAGAGAGGATGACATGAGTGAAGCAGCAGAGAGCTTGATTGACGACACCCCAACATCAGAAGTTTCTGATACTGGCGAATCGGTAACAAATGAATCCGAAGCACCAGCTGGGCCGTCCTGGTTCCTGGCAGAAAATATGCCTGGTGACGGCGACCGTCCGGAATGGTTCAAGGACAAATACAAATCGGTGGCTGACCAGGCCAAGGCTTACGCAGATCTTGAAAAGCGTTTCGGTGGATTCACTGGCGCACCGGAAAACTATGAGCTGAGTCTGCCGGAAGGCATCGATGGCCAGTTTGATATGGAAGATCCGCGCCTGGCTGCATTCCAAGAAGCAGCACGCGAGTCGAATATGTCCCAGGACACGTTCACCAAGCTACTGCATCAGTTTGTTGAAGGCGAAGTCGCAAGCGAAACGATCAACATCGAGGCTGAATTGAAGGCACTCGGTCCGAATGCTCAGGCACGCCTGGCCGGCATTCGCGATTGGGGCAAGGCAAACTTGGATGACGCACAGTTCCAGGCAATGCGCGTCCTGGCAAGTTCAGCAGAAGGCGTTAGTGTCCTGGAAGCGATCATTTCAAAAACCCGCGAGGCCAAAATGCCGACTGGCAATGAAGTCGTGAAGACCGGGCCGAGCGAACAAGAGCTGCAGGAAATGGTTGCGGACCCGCGTTACCAGTCTTCGGCTGCGTACCGCAAAGAAGTCGAGCGCAAATTCGAGGAGTTTTACGGTAAACAACCGTATCAAAATGTGGTTCAATAGCGATCACCACATCCATGGTGGTCAACCGGTAACATTGGTCTCCTCCAGCAACCGGTCTTCGCTCCCCCGCTTCGGCGGGGGTTTTTTTTGTTTCGTTGAACAAACGTTGACAGTCCGTTGCCTGGTGGTAATATCCAGGCAATCCAGCCTCCTGGACACCTTCCGCATGGAAGCCCAATACAAGGCGGGGAAGTCGGCCCGAAAGTCGGATACCCGAAAAGAACCTTAATTGGAACCTTAACTAGGAGGACTGATATGTCCATTTCACTTTCTGCAGCTGCGCAGCAGCTATTTGATTCGGAAGTGAAGCACGCCTTCCAGACTGCTGGCTCGCTTCGCAATACCGTAACTATCCGCAACGGCGTAAATGCTGACGTTTATAAGTTCCGTAAGATGGGTAAAGGCCTGGCTAACCAGAAGGCTTCTTCCGCTGACGTAACTCCGATGGACGTAACTCACTCGCTGATCTCTTGCACGTTGTCCAACTGGAACGCGCCGGAATACAGCGACATTTTCGACCAGGCAGAAGTCAACTTCGACGAGCGTCGTGAATTGGCTACCACCATTGCAGGCGCCCTGGGCCGTCGTCTTGATCAACTGATCATCGACGCACTGGCAGCAGAAGCCTCACCGGCTGGCACCATTGCTCACGGCTCTGCAGGTTTGACCCTGACCAAGCTGATCCAGACCTCAAAGTACCTGAACGACAAGGGCGTACCGTCCACTGGTCGTCACTTTGCAGTATCTGCAGCTGGTCTCGAAGATCTGCTCGGCGACACCACCATCACTAGCGTTGATTACAACAACATCAAGGCTCTGATGATGGGTGACATCGATACCTTCATGGGCTTCAAGTTCCATGTTGTTGAAACTCGCAGCGAAGGTGGCTTGCCGCTGGTATCCACCACTCGTGAAGGTTTCGCATGGCATGAAACCGCTGTTGGCCTGGCCATCGGTATGGACGTCAAGACCGAAGTCAACTACGTTCCGCAGAAGACTTCTTGGCTCTGCAACGGCATGATGAAGGCTGGCGCTGTCTCTCGTGATGGTGACGGCATCGTTTCCGTTTCCTGGTCTGAATAAGGGAGATAGACAATGGCTTATTCACATCCTTCGCTGATTCAAATTGGTTCAGCAAATAGCTCAGCTCCGCGTATCTGGGTGTACAGCACCACTGATTCCGCAGCTGACGTAAATACCGCAGGTTATTTCAATGATGCGTCTGCAGACCTCCAGGTCGGCGATTTCATCTTTGCAAATACTTCGACCGGCGGTACTTTAGTAGCAACCATCTTCTACGTTCTGTCTAACGCTTCTGGCGTGGTGGACGTGAATGATGGCACTACATTGGCAAATACTGACTCCGACTAAGGGTCAGTACCAATGAGCTAACCTGGGGTGGGGCAGCGGTCTTCGGGCTGCTGCCCCTTTTACTTTGAGGAATTCGGATGGCTACTGATATTTCAATGTGCTCGAATGCGCTGCTGTTGATCGGCCATTCGACAATGTCTAGCTTCACTGATCCTGGCGCAGGTCCAGAAGTAGCGTCGAATCTGTACGAAACGACCTATGAAAACATGCTGACCATGCACCGCTGGCGCTTTGCGACTGCTAAAGCAAGCCTATCTCGCCTGACCGCGACTCCGCTTAACGAATGGGATTACGCATTCACGCTGCCGGCAAATTATTTGATTATGATCCGCGTTTATCCGGATTCTGATTACGAGCTGTACGAGAACAAGCTCTACTCAAATCAGCAGGAAATCGATATTGACTACGTTTTCAAGCCTGATGAATCGCGTCTTCCTGCGTATTTTGTCAAGCTGATGGAGTTTCACCTGGCATCTCAGTTTGCGATCCCAGTGACTGACAACACGGCCAAGGCAGAAGCCTACCGTGTTATGTATGAAGCGCAGCTGCGTCGTGCAAAATTTATCGATTCACAGTCTCGTCCGAGCGATGCGATCGTAGATTCTCCGTTCCTGGAAATGAGGGCATAACATGCCGCGCACGCTGAATTTGCAGACCAACTTCAATAGCGGGATCTTGGACCCGCGTCTGCAAGCACGCACCGACATCAAGCACTATTACCAGGGTGCAGCAATCGCGACCAACACGGTAACAACCCCACAAGGCGGGATGAAGCGTCGCCCAGGCATGATGTTTGTGGATGACTTGCCTGGTGAAGCACGTTTGGCTGCGTTTGCGTTCAACGTCGAGCAGACATATTTGATCGTTTTCACGAACAATAACATCGCTGTGTACAAGGACGACGTATTCCAGGCTAACGTTACAACGACGTACAGCACTAGCGAGCTGTTTGAGATCCAATGGACGCAGTCCGCAGACACCATGATCATCGTCCATAAAGATCATGCACCGGCAAAGCTAGTCCGTGGTGGCTCTCACACGTCCTGGACGCTGTCAAACCTGTCATTGACTAACATACCAACCTATGACTTCGGAAGCGGCGCGGAAGCTGTCTGGAGCGCATCCAGGGGATGGCCAAAAAGCGTTACCTTCCATGAAGGCCGCATGTGGTTTGGTGGGTCTCGGTCTAGACCGCAGACTTTGTGGGGATCAAAGACCAATGACTTCTACAATTTCGACATTGGCACTGGCCTGGATGATGAAGCCATCGATGTCACGATGGACACCGACCAGGTCAATGCCGTAACTGCGCTATTTGCCGGCCGTCACCTGCAAGTGATGACCACAGGCGGCGAGTTTTACATGCCTGATTCTCCGATTACGCCAGAAAAAAGCGCAGTAAAACGTCAGACTTTGTTTGGATCGAAGCCAATTCCGCCGAAATCCATCGACGGCGCTACGTTTTTCGTGGACCGTACCGGTAAAGCAGTGCGCGAATACATCTATACCTATACCGAAGAAGCCTATACGTCAGGCACCGTGTCGCTCCTGGCATCGCATATTCTTAATGCGCCGGTTGATATGGACGTGCTGCGTGGCACGCCGGACGATGATTCAAATTATCTGTATTTGGTAAACGGTGACGGTACAGTCGCGGTATTTAATACGCTGCGATCCCAGGAAGTGGGCGGCTGGACGCTTTGGCAAACGAACGGCACAATCGAATCGGTCGCGGTTGTCGTCGACGAGGTATATTTTGTCGTCAAGCGCACGATAGACGGCACTGATTACCGATTCATTGAAGAATTAAACAAGCTGCATTACACAGATTGTTCTGTATTGCAGACATACGGCACCGCGACCGCCACCATTTCTAACCTGGATCACCTTGATGGCGAGGAATGTCGCGTCAAGGCTGATGGCGCAATCCTGCCGAATGCGACGCCATCGAGCGGCAGTATTACTCTGAACCGTACCGCCAGCGAAGTCGAAGTCGGTCTTGATTTCGATACTCAAATTACGACGATGCCGCTGAATGTCGACTTTCAGGATGGTCCGATCTTGACTAGGAAGAAACGTTTGGTTCGCGTCGTGCTCGATTTGTACGAATCCTTGGGTGTTTTTGTGAACGGCCAGCGTATTCCGGATCGTCAATTTGGCGCAGGCATTTTGAATACCCAGCCGCAGCCATACACTGGCATCGTGGAAATCTATTTGAATGGTTGGGATCGTTTGGCACAGGTCACAATTTCACAACAAGATCCATTGCCGATGATGGTTATCGGCCTAGCAATCGAAGTCGAGGCATAAGATGGGCGATTTTGTAAAAGTAGCAGCAATCGGAACTGCCGCATATTTCACCGGAGGTGCAGCCCTATCTGCATTGGGTGGCGCAGGTGCAGCTGCTGGAGCAGGAACAGCTGGAGCAGCTGCAGCAGGTGCTGGAGCAGCTGCAGCCGCACCTACATTCCTGGGACTTTCTTCTGCGGCCTGGGCTGGTATCGGCACCGGAATGACCGCGCTGACATCAATCCGCGCCGGCCAGGCAACGCAGGTACAAATGGACATCGCTGCGGACCAGGAAAAGCAAGCCGCAATCTCTCGTGAAGTTGCGCGCAAACGTAGATTGGTTTCTTCCCTGGCAACTCAGAACGCAATGCGTGGCGCCCAGGGCGTGCAGCTGACCGGATCACCGGCATCAATGATGCTATCCGACATCGCTGCGGCCGAGTACGATACGACGATCGCTGCAGGCACAACGGCATCGCGCATTTCTTCGCTGCAGACCGAAGGCAAGTACGCAATGCAAGCTGGCGTAGCCAGCGCCGGCAGCTCTCTCCTGGACTTTGGCACGAGGATGGCAGAACGTGGCTGAACTACCTAGATACCAGCAGACTGAGCTCTACGAGCCAGCCCAGCCATCCGGCGCCCAGGCGCGCAGCCTGCAGTCGCTGTCGCAGAAGATCGCCGCATTTACCGAAGGCCAGCAACGTCAGGCGGATATTTACGCTGCCCAGGAAGGCGAGCGTGCAGGTCAAGCTGCTGCAGCTGGCAAAATAAAAGGCGTCGAAATGGCCAGTACGGCGACAATCCGTGGCAAAGCCTTCAACAAAGGGGCTTTGATGGCCCATGCTGCGGCCATTCAGACCGACATCCGCGAGACGACCGCACGCCTAGAGACAACATTTGCTACAAACATGGAAGGATTCCAGCAGGCAATGGAGTCCTACAAGGAAGGATTGTTCTCTCAGATCGATCCGATGCTGCGTCCTTACGCAGAAACTGACATCAATGACTACGCAAGCCGGTCGCGCACCCGCATTTTTAACGCAACATTTGAACAGCAAATGGCCGAAAACCTGGCTGAGATCAATAAAGCGGCGACAGGTCAGGCCGAAGATGCCATGCGTGCTTACCGCGAAGGCGATCTCGAAGGCGCGGCAACTGCCCAGGAAAAACTATTTTTCACCTGGGAGCAGGGCGTTAAAGAAGGAGTTTTGGACCAAGGCGAAGTCGATCGAGCTCGCAAAGTATTCGACGACGAGGCTGATTCAAACTGGATTCTGGGCGAATTTGATCGCAAGTTACGCAATGAAGGCCTGCAGGCAGCGAATGATGCGTTTGAAAAATATCGCGCATCCGAAGAAAAAGACCTGTCACCGGACAAGAAGGATCAAATCCTCACTCGGATGCAGGCACTGATCAATGCTGAGTACACCCGCCAAAACCGCGAGACTGCGATTGCCAAGGCCCAACAGGAAGCCAAAGAAAAAGCTATCGCTGACCAGGTCACGATCACCAAACAAGCACTGAAAGCTGGCGTCATTCCGGATGGTGTGGACCAGCTGATCGTGCAGGCCGAAGGCACCAAGTATTACAACGAGCTCAAGACCGAATTGGCTTATGCCAGGGTGACGTCCGAGTTTGCGCTGCGGAAGCCCACAGACCAGGCTGCTGAGATCTCTCAGATCCGCGCCAAGAAAAACCCGACGGCGCAGGAACTTGAACTGCTGTCACGTTACCAAGCGATCAACAAAGAGATCACTACCCGGTTGAATGAAGATCCGCTGACGCTGGCAATGGAGCAGCAGATTGTTCAGATGACTGCATTCGATCCTACAGATCCAGAGTCAATGCGCATCAGGCTGATGAATGCCGAGGTCGCCAGCGCGCACTATGGCGTCGCAGTTGCGCCGATTACCAGGGCAGAAGCTGGTCAGCTCAATAATGCGATTGCCAATGCCAGAGGCGAAGAAAAGATTGCCATCATGAATAACATGGTAACTGGATTCGGCGAACGCTCGATCGATGTCCTGGAAATGATGTTCAAAGAAGGTGGCGGAAACTACGCGGTAGCTGGCGCGCTGTTGAAAGATGGCCGTATTGGTCCGGCACAGAATGTACTGCGCGGCATGGATACCCTTGCCAACAACAAGGGAATCATTCCGAAAGACTTTGATGAAATGATTGGCAGCTCAATCGGCCCAACTTATGCAGCCATGCCAAAACAACTAAAGACCATGAAGAATGCAATCATGGCTCTTTATGCTCAAAAAGCTGCCAATGAGGGCATCCTGGTAGGCGGGGATAGTGTGGATTCAGCCCTACTGGAAGAATCGATATTTGAAATCACTGGCGGCATTTTGACGATGGAAACAAATGCTACTGGCATATTTGGTGACGATCAATATACGATCGAAGCGCCGTATTGGGGCGCTACAGCAGCTGATGCGGAGGAATGGATGCAAAGCATCACAGAATCTGACATCAAAGAAATGGGCGGCACAAAAGGAATCCCAGCAAGTAACGTGGCCGAAATGATCAATCAAGGC